TTTCCAGCCTTCTAATACTTTTTCAAATATAAAAATAACTTCTTCGCCAGTAATATCGCGTTTTGCAGTACGTTTTTTCTCTCTTCTTTCTTTTTTCATTTGTATAAAATCTTTTTTGTATTTGTTATCCATGTTATAGATAACAAATATATTTTTATATATGTGTTTCGTTAAATTGTTTCAATAAATTTAAATAATGGTCATATCTTTCTTGTACTAATTCAGATTTATAAATTACTGATTTACCATTTTGTAAATTTCTTTTTATATTTTTAATCATATCGATAGTAATATTATTTTTGTTTTGTTCTATGAAATAATCTAAAATTTTCATTGGTTTCCATTTTTCTATAAATTTTTCAATTACAAATATAATATCATGTGCATTTATTTTTCTTTTTGATAAATTAACTTGTTCTTGTGTTAAAGATTCTTTTTCCTTCTTTTCTTCATTACGACATACAATTTCACCATTTTTAATTCTAGTTATTGTATGTCTTGGTAAATTGAGTGATTTTTGTATATCTATATTTTTATTCCCTTTTTTTAATAAATCTCTCACATTTATTATAACTTCATCGCTGACACCTCCTTTTGCATCTCTAATGGAAGCAGACATTTTTTTCTTTGTTTCTTCTGAAAATGTTTTACCATAATTATGATTTCCTTCTCCTGTCATTTTTTCAGATTTATCTTTATAAACTTGTTTGTTATGAATTTCTTTACAAACTTGTTCTTTAAAACTTTTTAATCTTAATGTTTCTAAATAACCTTCTTTTCCTTTCTCATTTTGATTTAAATCAGTAAATAATTCAATTTCATGTTTCTCACTATTACAAATTTTATACATTATTTCTTTCATAGATATTTTACACGTGTTCAAAAATATTTGAAATGCATTTGCTTGATTAAATTTAACGATTAAATGTGGTATTATTAATTGTATAAATTTTAAACAATCATCTTTTTTATATATTATTAATTGATAATCATAAATTTTGCCAAATCCTAAAAATTTTGAGATTTCGTGTAATATCTTTGGATGATTTTTTTGTGCTATTGTAATTTTTATTTTTTTTAGGTTATTTTCAATAAATATACAACCTTCAGCATCAAATAAACCAGCAATATATTCAATGTTTAATCTTGTTAAATATATTTCATCTAACTCGCAACTTTTATTTAAACTAGAACATTTTAAATATAATTCTTCTTTTTCTTCATATTTATTTGGTAAATTTACTAACTTATTAAATTCACATAAACAATAATACTGATTTTCTTTAATTATAAAACTATTTTGTAAATAATCTAGTAATACCTGATATTCATTATTTCTTATTAATAAATTATACTGATTTCTAATATTGTGTTTATGATAATATTCATTATTGTCGTCCATTAAATTTATTGTTTTATCATTTCTATTAGCTGAAGATATTATACTTCCTCCAAAATGATAACGAATTATTTGTAATATATTTGTTCTACATTGTGTTATTGAAAAACCAGACTGATAACCATCTGTAATTTTCCTTATAAAAATGCATCCATCACCATCTATAAATCCAGCAATATAAGATGGATGTGGAGGATTATATGTAAATCTATCTAAATGTATTTTATTGTCAGATTCAATTGTGTCCGTCATAGTATAATGTAATATACACACTAATCTTTATATTGTTTTCAATTTTAATATTTTAATTTAATGATTATAATATTAAATTTTATGATGTTACAAAATATAAGTGTATAAATAATATCGCACGATATATGTTGTAATTAATTAGAGTAAGCCAAACCTCCCCAGGTGTGCTTATTCCAACTCAAATATTTCTATTTGAGCTCGGACTATTCCTTAAGTCTTCATTGAAAGTTGCTAACTTTCTCAGACCCACTCCATTATAGTCTCTGAACCTTCTCCATATGCTTGCTTTAGCGCATTTAGGAGCTTGGCTGCAGATTGTCCAATCCTTTTCGTTATTACTATGCCCTAGGTCATTACCCCGGGTATTCAAAATGTTTTCACACAATGAAGTAGTAGAAAAGGCTATCAGGATGTTCCTGCAATTTAGAAATGTTGCCTCCAAATGACTTGATAGTCAGAAAGAGACTAGCTGGTTATATAATGTATTCTGTTGTTTTTGAATACATATTTGCTTTACACTGTTTACCCACATTAGAAAGCAAATATCTAATATGGCAGCCAACTGTTTGGAACAGGAGGTTAATACATGTTGGTACATCGTATATTGTAGCGTAAACTCGTTAATCCCAGACATAATTCTTAGAACATTATAGTTTGTAGCATAAACGCGAACCTTGGCAGTCTTGGTACCCTCAACAGTTGCGTTAGAAAGAACGAGCTGAAGAGTGGCATTATCAATTCTGGAAAAGTTGCAAGTTCCTGAAGGCTGATGTTCTTCAGGTCTCAAGGCGAAGGAGTAAACGTTAATACCTTCATCAGGGTTTCTGGTGTGGGCCTGGTAAGGCTGAACCCAAGAGAAGTAAGAACCTTCACGCTCAGAGAAGCGGTCTTGGCCGTTAAGCTGGAGCTTAGCGGTGACGATAGGGTTCTGTCCCCAACAATGCATGTCAAGCGAGGTCTCAGAAAGAACGAATGTTCCGGCATCAGAGACACCAGAGTTATCCTTGTGGGATCCGGCATCAGCAATAAGAGCAGCAATGTCAGCTGGTGTTCCAACAGGAATAGGAACAGAGTCACCACCAAAATTCATCTCATTGTAAGGGTTGGAAGGTCCGTGCCAGTATCCGGTGAAACCAGCACCAGGGATATAGTCAAGAGCACCGGCGTCTTGGAAGAGACCACGAGCATCAATGTATGCACGAGAATCTTGAGCAACAGATGCAGGTCCTCCGAAGGCATGGATGGCGTTAGGAAGAGCATCAATGGCATCAGTGTAGTTGAAAGGCTGAGCACCAAGGACCTTGAAAAGAAGAGCATCACAGGTCAAAGATGAGCAGTAATCAACGTTCTGATCAGACTGGACAACCCAGATGAGCTCCTTGACAGGGTGGTTGAAGTTGAGCTTGATCTTGTTCGAGGAAGAACCGACAGACTCATCACCAGTGAATTGGAGCTGAGTAATCAAATACTCGTGAGGGTTCTGTGCCATTCTGCGGCGCTCGTCAGTGTCCAAAAACACATAGTCGACGTACAAAGAGGCAGCAACAAGGGACTGGTTGTAGGCAATGGTGGCAGGAACAGGGCGTCCGACAGAGTATTGACCAGAAGATCCAGTGTAAGGGTTTGTGTTGCAGTTAAGGGTTGTAACAGCCCAGAGACACTCATCAATAGGGCGGATATCAAGGTTAATCTTGACCTCGTGGTATTGGAGAGCAATAAGAGGAAGGGCAAGACCAGGGTTTGTGCAAAACCAGAATTGAAGAGGGACATAAAGAGTAGTCTCAGGAAGAGCGTTTCTTGGAGCACACACTTGACGAGGGGCAAGGGAATCACAAGGAGACTCAACGTCAGAGAAAGAAGGATCAGTGATGAATGTAAGTTGAGTTGTGTTACCAATCATCTTGAAGTAACCACGTTGTTGCTCAGAGGTCATTGTGAGCTGGTTCCAGATGTGCATCCAGTCACCATATTGGCGATCAATACGTTGACCGCCGATCTCGACCTCAACTTGGGCAATAAGTTGCTCACCAGGGAAATCGAGCCAACGGGCATAGACACCAGTGTTCTGTCCGGTAGAATAGTTTCCAAGACCCATAAGTTGGTTAATCTCAGGAAGAGTAACCTGAAGATATGTGCGGTAAGCAAGATCACCATTTCTGGAGATCACACACTGCACACGGCGACCGAAATCGGCTTGGCCGTTGAAAGTTTGCTCAATAGATTCAATAGCAAAGTTTGTGTAACGTCTGTAAGTAACTTTCCAGAAAGTAATTTGAGGATTTCCTGTAAGATAGACATCTTGAGCGCCGTAAGCGACTAATTGCATAAGACCACCACCCATTTTATAATATTGCTAAAGAAAAAAATTTTTTGAAATTAAATTAAATTAAATTAAATTAAATTAAATTAAATTTTACAAATATTCTAAAGATTACACTTAACTAAGCACTTTACTTAAATCTAAATTGGTCTTCATAAATTTTAGTAAATATGAATCTTCTAGGACTTCCTTTTTGTTTTCATGATGTTTTATAAAGACATATGATTCGTTCTTTTTTTTTACTGACCAACCTTGCTCAATTGAATTAAAGAGAATCAACATTTTTTGAAATTTAATTGCATCTATTTTAATATTTTCTAAATCTCTTAAAGACTCTAAATTTATTTTCATATCCATTAAAGTTTAAAAAGAAAAGTTTAGATGTTTTTAAACTATAAAAATCCAAAAAAAATATAATATTTATATAATTTATATGCCTAGTAAGTTAATAAAAAAATATAGAAAAAATAATAGAAGAACTAAATCTAAAAGAGGAGGAGGTGGTGAATGTCCAAAATTTGGTAATATTAACTCTACAAAATGGGGAGGAATTGGAGGTTGTGGGTTTGATGTATTTGTTAAAGTGGAAAATAGTACTCAAAGATGGTGGGTTGATATTAGTGATGATAAACAACCTAAAATAACCAAAATATCTCTTCAAGAAGGAAAAGCAGAACCAAAAGTTGTCGATTCAAACACTTCTTCAGACCCATTATCTCTATTAAAATATTTTCCAGATGGGTTTTATCTAACTAAAGAATGCGTAGATGTCATTACATCTGAATATTTATTAAAAAATCTTACCAACAACGATCTGTTAAACACTATAATTGGTCCTCCTCCTGTTAATCCTCCTGTTAATCCTCCTGCTATTGATCCTGTTAATCCTCCTGTTAATCCTCCTCCTGCTAATTCTCCTGCTATTTATCCTGTTAATCCTCCTGCTAGTGGTGGAAGTAAAAATATGACAAAAAGAAGTAAAAATATGACAAAAAGAAGTAAAAATACGAGAAAAAGAAGAAAACAAAGTAAAAAGAAGAAAACAAAGTAAAACAAAGTAAAAAAAAGAAATAATAAAAATTAAATATTTTATATTTATTATAAATTAAATAAATTTTCAAATAAATATAAAAGAAGATGCCAAGTTTTAAGCCAAAATCAGTAAAAAAAATTAAATACAATAAAAAATCAGCAGTGACACTCGATACCAAACACAAAGAATTCTTAAATGAATTTAATAAAGATGAACAAGATAGAATACCTGATTTAAAGCTAGAAAAACAAGAGTTAAAACAACAATTAAAAAACAAAAATTTAACTATTGAACAGCAGTTAGATATTCAGGATAAAATAAATGATATAAATGAATCTATTAAGGAAATTAAATCAAAGAAAAAAGAATATTTTCTAGATAATTCCAAATATATTTTTGAATATTTTGAAAATAAGAAAAATATATCTGAAGGCGGTATTCAAGCCGCAACAAATAAAACAAAAATGGTAAATTCATTTTTTAAAATCAAAGAAGTAATAGAATCAGATTCTAATGCAAAAAACGAAAACAATAATATTGTTCAAAAATATTTGAGTAATATTGATGACGGATTTCTCGATGTGAATACGTTTGTTTATCAAACAGATATTTGTCAAGTGTGTTGCAAAGGAGAGCTTATTCCGCTTGAAGATGAAGGGATCATGCTTTGCAATAGTTGCTCGCGCAGTATCCCATATTTGATTGAAAATGAGAAACCTTCTTATAAAGAGCCACCCAAAGAAGTCTGCTTCTATGCTTATAAAAGAATCAATCATTTTAAGGAAATTTTAGCACAATTTCAGGGAAAAGAAACAACTCAAATTCCACCGGAGGTTATTGAAAATATAAAATTGCAAATCAAAAAACAACGCATTGAATTAGATCAGATTACCAATATAAAGACAAAGGAAATTTTGAAAAATTTGGGCTATAATAAATACTATGAACATATACCATTTATTAAAGATAAGTTGGGTATTAAACCACCGATCATGTCGCCAGAATTGGAGGAAACATTGTGCAATCTTTTTGTCGAATTACAGGCACCTTATTCCAAATATTGTCCTGATGACCGGGTGAATTTCTTGAATTATTATTATACCGCATATAAGCTTTGCGAACTTTTATGCGAAGATGGATATTTGGAACATTTTCCGATGCTGAAAGACCCGGAAAAACGCATGGAGCAAGACGAAATATGGAAGAAGATTTGCTTGGATTTGGATTGGGAATATATATCGACGATTTAGAAAAAAGATTAATTTAATTTACAAAATGTAAATATATAAAAAAAAATGCAAAATTGGCTAGAAGATATATTTCGCAATTCATTATATTTGTTTCTAAGAATATTATAGCACATAATATTTCTTGAATGTATAATGATAAATATAATATTATATTATTGCTTTTTTTATAACAATGGTTGAACATGAATACTAAAATACCAATAAAAACAATAAAACAATATACAAAATGAATTGTATTTGAATGGTCATATAATAAAACACCCCTTATTCCAATTAAAATAGAAACTATAGAAAAAAAAGAAAATATATCACATCTCAATAATTCGTAAATTATTGTTGTTATACCCATAATAGTCATATTTTTTAAGACAACTTCATTACAATCGTTATTTTTGAGAATACTTGAAATTGAACCATCATTTATTGTATAATAATTATAAACATTATGTATGACATATATGTAAATACATAACATAAATAGTAAAAGAAAATTTTGTAAATATCTGATAAACATTATAAATAACAATATTAAAGTTTTATATATTTATTTTAAATATAATAAATGACAATTTTAACAAATTTTAAATTTTTATATACTAGTAGTAATATAAATTTATTTCATATAAACTTTATATTTTGGTTTTTACTTAAGTTATTTTTTGCTTTACATTATGGTATAAATTTATATTTTGTTCTATATGGATTTTTATTTTGGTCTTTTTGGGAATATACTTACCATCGTTTTGCAATGCATGGACTAAAAAATACAATTTATTATTACAAGATGCATGGATATCATCATACATATCCTAATAAACCATCTCATATCCCGATTTTTCAATATATAATTGTTTCTCCATTTTTTTTCATTTTATCTTATTATATAAATCCAAGTTTTATATTTTCTTATTCAATTGGTCATTTGTCTGGTTTATATTGTTTCGAAAAAATACATTACTCCATACATAACGATTTTAAAATAGAAAAAATTTATTCTAAATATCATATGTATCATCATAAAAATTCAAATAAAGCATTTTGTTTTACAAGCCCTTGTTTCGATATTTTGTGTGGAACTTTTCCAAATGATAAATTTTCATATAATATTATTGGAATTCTACCAATTCCATATATTAGTTTTTATGGTGTCAGTGAAACACAAGCGACCATCTAACCTTGACTAGGCTTATAAGGAAACAATTGTAATTCACGCGTGTTGTAAATAGAGAAATTCGGATCATAATTATTGGCACCTACTCCGGAGCCATAACATGTACCGCCTCTAAGATTTCTACGACGTCTTGTTCTTCTGTTATTTTTTTTGGATTTTCTAGTTTTATTTTGTCTTCTTTTATATGAATGCTTTACCATAATATATATAGTTAGATTTTAAATATATTCTAAATACATTTAAAATTAAAGAACGCACTAAATATATGTCCGGATATTATGGCGCACTTAGCATGGCATCCAATTTATTAGGTATCATTGGATATTTACCAGAAATATATTCAATGATATACAATGTGGAAGTGAAAGTAACCACTAAAATATGGGCCATTTGGATTGCTTCTGGCGGTTTAGCTATTACGTATGGTGTATGTATTGATAACCCATATGTTATAATGACTAGTTGTATTAGTACAGGGATGTGTTTAATTGTTTTCAGTGTGAAAAAATGGCACAAAGCAAAAACGAAAGCAAAAGAGACAAATACAAGTGAAGTGGAAGAGAATAATGAATTAGAAGTATAGTATTTATAAATTTTTTATAAATATTATTTATTTTACATCATTTATGGTGTTAAAATCCCCCAGGGAAACGGACTAGGTTCGCTCCAATTCCAAAACCAGCTCCAGATCTAGCGGTGGCTCCCATCGATGGCACATAGGTGTCAAGGATGCTAAAGGTGGCAGCAGCAGTTAAAGCAATCAAAACAATTTCCTCTACGTTTAGAGAACGTTTAGGGATAGCATAAGCAGCAATAGCTACCATCAAACCCTCAACAAGATACTTAATAATTCTCTTAACAAGTTCAGCAACGTTAATAACTCCGCTCATTATAATAAATAATAAGAAAAAAATATATGTTATAGTAAAATAATCTTTATAAAATAATCTTTATAAAATAATATATTTGCGATAAAAAACTTAAAATTAAATAAATATAAATAATTAAATGGAACGTTCTAAAGACAATAGTTCAAAGAAAACAGGATTTGAGAGAAAAGAGCTCAATGGAAAACCTAATCCTAAATATGTTGATTTATTGGAAGAAGATAAAGCAATTGCCGGTCAGAAATTCGTATGTGTTTCATTTTGTTCTCCCGAAGAAATTTTAAAGAAAAGGGAATTGTTTTATTTCGAAGAATTCCTAAAGAAATGGGAATTAAACAAGTCTATGGAAAAATTTGTGCAATTTCTAAATTTTGTTTCTTTCAAATACAATGTTTCTTTTGACGATTTATCCAATGATTTAAAGGATTTTGTCAAGGAAGAAAGAGAGATTATTTCTAAAACTTCCTTTGAGGATGAGTTCAAAACTTATTTAGATAATAACGAAGAAGAGTTACAAAAGCAGTTTGATATTGCTCACAACTTTCAAACAAGCACGCGTGGTATCAAAATTCGTGGTTCATATCCTACCCAGGAAGAGGCTGAATTGAGAGCCAAAATGTTGCGTGAAATCGATGATAAACATAATATATTTGTTGGACCTGTTGGCATGTGGATGCCATGGGACCCAGAGGCTTACAAGACTGGGCGTGTTGAGTATTTGGAGGAGGAGTTGAATCAGTTGATGAGTGAGAAGCAGAAGAATGAATCGAATGCCAAGACCGCTTTTGATCAACGTGTGAAGGAGTCAAAGCAGAAGGCAATAGATGAGAATATTAAGAATGCCGAGAAATCTGGTAATACGTTGACTCAGACCATTGATGATGAAGGTAATCTTGTTGGTGTGAATGCTAATACACAGGAGTTTGCTTTGAAGGAACAAGAGAATATTTCGACTGCTGATATTTGCATGGAGTTGTTCGATGGAGAGAATGTTGTGGTTGGTAAAACGGATAATGGACAAAGTCAACTAGTATCGGGTCCTTTTTCCAATCCATCTTTCACTACGTAGTAAAAAGGTGGAGCCAAAATTAAATTAATTAATTAGAAAATAAAATCATTTAAACCCAAAACAAATAATATAACTATTATGAAGCTTTGTTATATTATTTCTACTTGTGACAAGTACTTAGATACCCGTGTCAAATACCAAATGGATTCTTTTTTAAAAGACGTGCCAAAAGAGGACATTTATTATTTGACTTCCAAACCGAATATAGAAAAACGCCAATTTGGCTGGAATTGTATGGATGACTCTCATAACATCACATGGAAATACATTCATTTTATCTATAATATGAATATACCCGACTATGATTGGTACATATATATTGATGATGATACATTTGTCTTTCAAAATAGATTAGAAAACTTATTGAAGCAATACAACCAGAATGACTATTATTATATTGGCAAAGAATTAGACCATATTAAAAACGAATTTTGTTTATACATGTCTGGCGGTGCTGGGTACGCAATTTCCAAGGCATTATATTCAAAAATATATGCATACATTCGTAGCATCGGCATCAATGAGGCTTATTATTTTTTAATCAATTTGAAAGAGCAGTTTTGTGATGATTTATGTATTGGATTATGGATAAGAGAAATTGAAAAAAGAGACGCGATTAAAGTAAACCAATTGAACCATAATGGATTTCATTTAGAATCGCACAAATCTGATACCGAAATAGCTGACGCAATTACGTTTCATAAGGTGATAACGGCAGAGCAATATGCATTTTATCAGAGACAAAATATAATTTTGATAAACAATGTTGTTGAAAAAGTGGACACCACATTTGCTCTGGTTACAGATATTGCTTATTTGAAAAAAACAAAGAAAACAATTATCGATTTAAGAAGCCGTGGTAATTGGAAAGGTCCGATTGTTTTGATTACTATCGATTTTGATTTGAATACTAATTTCAAGGATTTTTATAATATAACAGAAGTTAGATTTCCGCAGATAGACAAGACGGCACTTCTGGAAAAGATTGGACCAAATGGTTTCTCAAATAGTGATAAGAGAGAATTAACAAAAACAAATCAATGGGAGAAATTGCATATATTCGATGATTATTTTAAGACATGGCAAAGGGTTGTCTTTTTGGATGCCGGATTGCGTGTATTAGACGATGTTTCAAATTTATTGTCTCTCGATTATAAAAACAAGATTTTGGCACCCATAGATGGTAAGATATCTGAATATAATAAATTTGATTGTCAGCTGTCATACGATAAGCAGGAGCAAATAGATTCTCTCGTTACAGAATTGGGCGACACTATTTTGACGTCTAATTATATGTTGAATTGTATTTGGATTTATGATACAAGTATTTTGGATAAATGTGATAAGAGTCAACTGATTGAAGCAATGAATAGTTATCCATTTTGTAAAACAAATGAGATGGGGATTATGAATATCCTATTTCATTTTAAATATCATTTATGGGAGCCATTTCCTATCAATTCATCTAATAATAAGTATTTATTTGATTGGTGTGAATTGAATAATCCAGGAACAAATTGGAAAGATTATTGTTATATCAAGTATCCAGTTACGATTACTTTTGAAGATACATGAAAAACAACTTTATAAAGTTGTTATATAATAATAATCATTATTGAATACAATAGCAGATTTAATGCTTCTGCTCATTTTAGCCGCGCAAATTCCTTCAGCCTCTGCAGCTTTTGCTATTGAATCCCAACATGACAATAACTGGTTAGTATCTTTTTCTCTCTTATATACTTTTTTACCAGTTGATACTACAAGCTTTGGTTTATATTCGTGTTGTTTTAATGATATTCCATAATAACCCTCATTATTTCCTTCATCTGTCCAAACTGTTGCCTTAAGTGCATATGGTGATAAATTTAAATATTCTTTTATTTCTTTCATATCATTATCTGTTAGTTCTTTACTTACTGAAAATTTCCATTTTTGATATTCTCTCAATAATACAGAATTTAATACTTTTCCAGAATCTGAAAATTGACATACTTGAAATATAAATGTTTCAACTGGTAAATCTATTTGTGATTTTTTATATTCAACGGACTTTAATTTGATGCCTAGATAGCCATGATTTCCTTGAATACGTTTTGGTTTGAATCTAGTATCCATATAATTTTTTAATGCATGAAAAACTTCCTTGGTAGGTTTTACTTGGCTCCATAAACGATATCGTCCTTCAATATTCACTGATAACTCTTCTACATCTGGTCTTACAATACAAATACTATTTACAAATTCATTGAATTTTTCATGTAACTCATCTTCTGGTAATAATACATTTTGATATACAGATTGATTTTCAATTGCAACAGATTCAATGACTTTTTGATTACTTTCTAAAGTTTCTCTCAATTCATTCATTTGAATTGTATTTTTTTCTAATAATATTTTAGTTGATTGTAGTTGTTCTTTTAGAGCAACGCGTATTTTAAATGCCGACTTTTTTAATTCTTATAAATTTTTAATGTTCTTCTTTTGGTATATTTCTTGTTATTCAATTTATTTTTATAGTAATCTTTATTATAAGCATAAATAAAATAGTTTTCATAATTGGTTGGTTTTATTTTATCTATTGATGATTTCACGCTTCCATCTAATGCTGTAAAAGTAGTTGGTTTATCCAATTTTATATAATGTTTCATTTGATTAAAAAATTGCTCTATACTATTTAGTCTTGGATGATAAGGGCAAGTATAAACTAAATAATTTCCACTTTCTTTTATTATTTGTTTTGTGCTTTCTTTTTTATGTATTTGTCCGTTGTCTAAAACAAATAATTTGCCTTTTACTTTACTACATATCTTATTCAAAAATTCATTAAATCTTTCCGCATTTACTGCTCCATTCTGGTATAATTCAGATGCTATACATTTTTTATTATTTATTGCTACAACCAAAGAATATTTTTTGAATACTTCATTATTCGTTGTTTTCTTTATACATCTATCACCTAAAAATGCTCTACAATAATTATGTGTAAGTGATGTGCTTACAGATGTTTCATCAATTGAAATAATGTCTTCCAGATTGAATTTATTTATTACATCAAAAAATTCTTTCAATTCTTCTTTTTCATTTCTAATATTGCCTCTATAAGTTTTTGGAAAATGTTTGAAAGTTGCTCTTTTTCTGGTAATATTATTATCTCTGATAATATCTGATAAATATTGTCTGGATATATCTAATTTCGGAAACTTACTTTTGAGTAATTCTTGTAAAAAGTTCATTTGTATATCGCTATGTTTTCGTAAAGTTTCTTTGATGAATTGTATATGTTGCTTTTCTAATTTATAAGACCCTAATTTTCTGGTTTTTCTATCTACATTTTTATTTTTATCATATCTTTCAGCCCATCGTTTCAAACTTCTTTCACTACATTCAAAAACTTCACATACTTTAACATAGTTTTTGATGTTATGGTAATAATTAACTGCTTTTAACTTCAAATCTGGTGTAAATTGTTTAGTCATTTATATAATAATAGAAATTATATAGATTTGTTAATTTATTATTTACATCTACATTTCCACTTACTACAATTTACACAAAATAAATTATTAGATAGTTTGACTAATTCATATTTTGGATTTTCACATATACATATATTTACTATCATAATACCACATTTACAAGGCTGTTTCAATTGTGCTTCCTCTTCTTTTCTAATTTTTTCTTCTTCTTTTTGTTTTATTGTTTCACGCCATCTTCTTTCTTGTTCTTTTATTAAATATTTATTTCTTTCTTTTTCTTGTCTTTCCTTTTCTATTTTGTCTTGTTTTAACTTTTCATAGTATAAATTTATTTTTATTTTTTCAATTTCTTCAAATTCAATACATTCATCACATTTATAATTTCTAATACATTCAATACTTATATTGCCTTCTTCGTCGATAATTTCACCAGAATTTATTTTATTTATCAAGTCTTCAGCATCTATTTCAACCCAAGGTTCAGGTCGGTTTTCTTCTCTTGTTTTATTTTTATAGCATATTTCAAATATATATTTAATTTTATCATTTTCAATAAATGCTATATCAGCACTTCTATTTGAATTATTAAAATAAAATTTATATTCAATAACTGCTTTTGTATTATCATTATAATCATCATCAAATATATAATAATCAATACCTTCTGAATAACCACAATTTCTTTGTTCGCAATAATTACAACTTCTATGAATAGAAATATTTTTTTTATTGTCTAATAATGATTTCATTAATAATTTTGCGTCTTTATGTATTTGTGTTTCATTTGGTTTATCATAATAATAGCAAGGATTGTCTGATTTATAATGAGCGAAATGAGGTTGTTTTATTTTTCCATTTTTAAAAATTACATCTTTTTCACAACAAGGACATTTATATTTATTTATCTTATTTGCTATTTTAGGATATTCATATTTATTTGTTGTTTTATTAATTGCTCCCATAGAAAAATGGTTAGACATATTTATTATAATATGTAATATAATATTTAAGTAAATTGGAAAAAATATTTAAAAATATATTAGTATGTTATAATAATTTATAAATTGAAACTATTATTGATTACAAGAGATTATATGAAATGTCTATTATTGAAAAAGAAAAAATATTAACAGACAATCAAAAAAAACAAGAAAAAATTAATGAACTAACAGAAGAATTAAACTCATATAAGATTGAAAATTATAGTAAAAAAAACTACTATCAAAAAAATAAGGAGAAAATTATTGAAAAGGTTAAGAAACCTAAAAAACAAACAAATAAGAATAAATAGTTGTTTCATTAAGGTAGTAAATGAAATAACATTAGATGGGAATTTGCTTATCTACCATAAAGTAAGCAGATGATAAACCCATTACATAGAATTTAGTTTATCCTCCTTTTAGGAGGAAGCGCTCGTATTTTTTTGCTAATAAAGTCGGCATTTAAAATACGCGTTGCTCTAAATATTTATTTTCATTTTTTAATTCTTCATTTTCTTTCATTATTCTATTAAAATTATCTATGCTGTATGTTTTTGAGTGAATAATATCTTTGATATGTTTATTTAATTTTTCAATAGTAAAATTATTTGCATCATATGCTATAATTTCCGTTTTATTTTTACCATTTACCTCTATGCTACGAATTTGTCTTTTAATTTTTGGATATGTTTTTATAAGATTTTCGATTTCCACTTTGTTTTGAACACGAAATGCATTTACTAAAATAAAATTAATATATTTTTTTCTATGGTCTAATATCCTTGTCGATAAATCATTTGTATGTCCAAATTTTATTAATTTCTCTCCTACTTCATTAGTATTATCAATAGTGCCAAAATAAATGCATTCTGTATTTAACGGAAATTGAACTATAATGGCTTGTTCTACTGCTCTTTGTTTTTCTTTTTTTGTAGTTTGTAATAATAATTGTTTTTCTTGTTCTGTTGATTGTTTAATTTCTAAAATAATATTATCTTTTTGTTCCAATTGAAGCTTTAATTCAGTTGTTTCTTCTTCTACAATTTCATGTAAGGTTTCTTCAAGTTTCATATAATATTCGTGAATTTCTGATGCCTTTTTTGTTTGCGCTTTCAAACACAAAGATTTAAAGCATTTAATGGTTAATAATATTGTTTGCTTGTTTTGTCCTCCGTGTTTTTCTGAACTCGCTTTTGTTATAACAAAAGCGAGATTCGTATTGTTATTTACACTTTCTTCTGAAAGTTCAGGAGTTATATTTTTATAATCTGTGTCATTAATAAAATGTTTTTCTAATAACATTTTAGCATTTATTTTTTGTTTAAATCCTAACCATTTCCAAATATCATCCAAATCAACTACAAAATCAATATTTTTATCATAATTTAAGTAGCAATAAAAGCTACTAATAAATAATTGTTGTTCAAAACCAGTAAATTTTTCTTTAAATTTATTCAATAACTTATTATTATATGTATTAGAAAGCTTTGTAATTGGATTCTTTTCAATAAGTTCAACAATATTAAGCTCTTGCATCTTATTATACTTTTATTATAAGATACTCTTTAAGTAGTAATATTTGCTTTTATAATTAAAAGCGAGATTTATAAAAGCGAGACGCTTTCCCTATAGAGAAAGCGTTTTTTTCTACCACTTATTCGCCTTTTTGACACTGATTTTGGGTCCAGCTCCACGTTTTTGCGATTTATTTGGGTCATATTGCTCTTCATCGTCATCATCTTTAAGGCTTTTTGATAATTCCCAGAATTCTTTAGACCCTAATCTGAAGTCGCCATGATTGTCGGCCTTGTACCAGAACACTTGGTCATGAAGTTTGTTTGATTTGGAGTTATTATTAATCACAAGACACTCATAATTCTCTGTACATTGATCCATGACCTGACAAAAGCTCTCAAATGTGGGAAACATACCAGCATAATTTTCATAAATACGTCTTCTATTGGCAATATAATTTTCTCTCAATATAAAAACGTAATCAATGTTAGTACGGAGAGTGGGAGGAATACCAAGCGGATATTGCATTGTGATGACCAACATTATCTTCCAATGTCTTCCGTTCATAAATAATAATCGCATCATTTTATCGCGAGCCCATGTGTTATCATAAAGACAATCATCTAAAATTACAAAGGCGCGCGGGTCAATACTACTGCGTTTATATGTCTCCATTTCCTTTTTAATTTGCTTCAACACAGTGCGCTGTCGCTTTAATATATTTTCAATGATTGCAGTATTGTATTCAGTATGGACAAAAAGTTTTGGCACCATTTTGCCGTAAAATCCGTTACCCTCTTCTGTGCCGGAGATAACAGTGCCAATAGGGATATCTTGTTGATAATAAAGAAGGTCTCTTACCAAGAAAGACTTACCAGTATCACGCTTACCAATTAGCACGACAACAGGACCCTTATTTTCATTGGGCTTGAAACTAATATTTTTCATATCAAACTTCTTTAGTTCAAGTGTCATATTTATTAAATTTAGAAATTATATTTTACTTCTTTTTACGCAAATACACGAAATCGACTAAATCAATAAATTTATATTCTTATTTAGAAATAATAATAAGTTAAAAACTAGGATAATTTATATATTATTTAGCTAAAGAATGATAAATGTCAATTATCATAAAAGAAAAAATACTGAACTTTTTAAAAGTTTAGAAGATCCTACCTCTCTCTTTCTCTCTCAGGTACAAAATTACATTCCAATTTATAACAGATTCTTCTCATTAAATGATAGTAATTTTAATGGTATTAATTTAAATAATAAATGGTTTCTTTCGAGTATTAAAGGACAAATTAATGACGATTGTCATTTGTATAATTGCAGGGTAAAGAATATTGATACTGAAAAAGTAAAAGATAAAGAACTTTTTTTTAAATTGGCACCATTATTGGACCCATATAAATATTTGATTGGCAAATATAACGTTGAAGATACTCGTATATTTACACTACCAAAATTGGCATCTACCGATATGGATTGTCATGTCAAATTTATAGACCAAAATAATTCGGCATATGTAGACGGATTATTTTTATATTTAACTAGCCAGTTGATACACACAACACATTTTCCTCATGGTGTCGATTATTATGGCTCTTTTTTAGGTATTAAAAATAATTTTACAATAAATGTATTTGATGATATAGATTATTTAAATAATTCTGAATTTTTTAACAAGAACAAGAATGTTTTATTTAAAATAGATGATTATGCACATTTATTCCAAAATGAGGAAGATAAATTGAAACCTATTCAGATTGACCATAATACAAGCGCCAAATCTCAGTTGTCTATTCAAAGTTTTGATAATGAAGTATTTGAAGAGATGTTTGATGATAATGCATTAGATTTGAATGATTTGAAAAATATGTCTATTGATTTACTAGATATAACAAATACTAATATGGTAGATAATAAAGACAATAACCATGTTACATTGAAATCAAACTCAACTTGTTCATCTAGGTCATCACATACAGCGGATGACGATATTGTTGAGGATGACATCGAACTTGAAGATAATGAAGAAGCAGTAAATGATAAGGAGGATACAAAAGGTCAAAGTACAAAAGGTCAAAGTACAAAAGATGAAGATGAAGATGAAGAAGATGAAGAAGAAGAAGAAGATGAAGAAGATGAAGAAGAAGTCAATGTAATAATACCAAAGTTCCCTGTCCAAGTAATTTGTATGGAATTATGTGAAAATACATTTGACGATTTAATCCTCAATAATGATTTGTCTCCCGAAGAATGGTATTCTGCTCTTATGCAGATTATTATGATTTTAATTACATATCAAAAAGTTTTCAATTTTACACACAATGATCTGCATACAAATAATGTAATGTATAATAAAACCGATGCTAAATTTATTTATTATTGTTATAATAAAAATTATTATAAAGTTCCCACCTTTGGACGTATTTTTAAAATCATAGATTTTGGAAGAAGTATTTATAAATTTAATGGGAATTTGTTTTGCAGTGATAGTTTTCAAACAGGAGGAGATGCAGCTACTCAATATAATACAGAACCATATTTAAATGAGAAAAAACCAAGATTAGAACCCAATTACAGCTTTGATTTGTGTCGTCTAGCCTGCTCCATATTCGATTATTTAATTGAAGATATTGAAGAAATCAAAGATTTAAGTAAATGCGATGACCCTATTAAGCGTTTAATTGTTGAATGGTGTTTAGATGATAAAGGAATTAATATGCTGTATAAAAATAATGGAACTGATAGATATCCAGATTTTAAATTGTATAAAATGATTGCACGTTGTGTTCATAATCACACACCACAAGCACAATTAGAACGTGAAGAATTTAAATCCTTTCTCTATAATGGTGTGATTAAGGGTGACGTTATCAACATTGATAAAATTTGGATATGGATCTAGAATTTGTAAATTTTCATACTATATTTTTATTTATATAATATAATATAATATGAATTCTTTTGGTTTTATTATAACTAGGCATGTGAATTCAGAAATTACAAATAAATATTGGAACCATGCATTAAAATTATTAAGAACATATTATCCTTTTAGAAAAATCGTCATTATTGACGACAATAGTAATCAGGAATTAGTACAAGCAGAACATCAATATAACAATGTAGAAATTATACAATCAGAATTTCCAGGCAGAGGAGAATTATTACCATATTATTATTTTATTAAAAATAAATTTTTTGAAAATGCAGTTATTATTCATGACTCCGTTTTTTTCCATAGTAGATTTAATTTTGATTTATTAAAAAATATTGATGTAATACCATTATGGTTTTTTTATTCCGATAAAGAAAATATTAGTAATACTATTAAAATATCAAATTCTTTAAAAAATAGCCATTTTTTACAAGAAAAGTTATCTAATAACGATGTTGAACTCATGCCAAAAGGTAAATGGTATGGATGTTTTGGTGTGCAATCTTATATAAATCACAATTTTCTTTTACGTATAGAAACCAAATATGGTATTACAAACATGATACATAAAGTGAAATGCAGAGCAGATAGATGCTCTTTAGAGAGAATAATGGGATGCATTTTTTTCACAGAAAATACAAAAATAACTAAAAAAAAATCACTATTCGGTAACATCATGCAATATCAAACATGGGGTTACAATTTTGACCAATATATGGATAGCTTAAAAAAAGGCACTATTCCAAAGCGTGTCGTAAAAGTATGGACGGGTCGTTAGTGGGGTTCTAGTTTTAAAAATCAGGATTATCTGTAAAAACCTGAGGAGCACCTCCAACACTATGCATAATTGGATTCACTTGTTTTATCAAATAATGTGCTGCAACTACACTAAAATATACTAAGAGAGCATCTCTTATTAGAAATTTCAATGGTTTGCTTTCTTTTTCTACATATCGCATTTCAAGAAACTTTGCAATTAAAAATATGATTGATATTATTGCAGCTATGACAAATATATTATCCATTTAATATATTTGTGAAATATTCTTATTTTTGTTTAAACGCAAATTAGAAATCGTCTAAAATCTCTATATCATCTATTAACAAATCAGGTAACAATTCAATCTTTGGTTCTTCAATATTATGAATATCTAAAGCATCTAAATTAAAATCTTGGTCTGTGATTGTGAGTTTTACATTATCATCATCTTCTTCCTCCATTTTTCTTTGTTGATTCCTCATTTCACTAATTTGTTGTAATGTATTAAAATCTTTTGGTGCAGTAATAGATGATACTGATCCATCAGTAGACTTAACCATATCGACATCATTAAAGCTTAATCGAGATGTCATTGCTTCGTCTGTTTGAAGAACTGGAATTACACCATTTGCAACAATTGGCTGCACAATTGGCTGCTTTATTTGTTCAGTTATAATTTCCTCCTTTACCTCTTCAACTACATCTTCTTCTATAGTTTCATCCATATATGCCTTTAAAATGGCTTCTACTGGGATACTCTCTCGCAATGTATTTAAAATGCATTCTTGAATAATTATTTCGAGTTCTCGGTGATTTTTTTGAACTTGTAATGGTGGAATATTTATCTCAAACAAATAGACATTTTTGTACACTTTACGAGCCACATTGAGATAGCTCTTGTGAACAAAATCATCCAATTTGGGAATATTAATATCAATCTTCTTTTGCTTCTGACCTACACGCATAGCAGTGAGCACCTTTAGCTGAATAATATGAACACATGTTACTAAATCTTCTAAATAATTGCAACCGGATTTTTCAACAATGCGTTTACGTTCTGTCTCAATGATTTGAGAATTCCACTTAGGTATTCGTGAAATTAGATTCTGGAAAGTCATCAAATATTTATCGTTTTCATTGTTTTCTTTGCAAAGCTTCAATGATTCGTCTAAAATAGACTTGTATCCATCAATAATTAGGGGAGTCAAAATGGTGACTAAACGAGCACCCCATTCATTTTTTGATTCGTGAAGCGCGCTAACATTAAAATCGTCCATATTTACTAAATTATAGGTTTAAAAATATTGTTTTTAAACTTATTTTTTTTACAATTATAAAATAATTTTACATAAAACTGATATTTTCTAAAGACAATTCTGTGTTTGTAAAAACAAAATTTAATATAAAAAGCATCAATAATTTCTCATTACGAAATTCTTTTCGTACTTTATGAAAGCATAGTAGCATTTCATAACGTTTTTCAGTAGTTATTTTATTTTCCAAGAATTTTTGATTCTCTAATAAATGTATTATATCCAAAGCACTATATGATTTTTCATACAACTTTGTGCATAAACCCATCAATTCTTCCAAATTGATTTTTTTCAAAGAATATTTTATCAACTCTTTTTTTAACCAATCCAAATGATGTGTCTTGACATCTTTCATGTGAAATACTTCATTTAAATTATGTTGATATAAATTCACTATGGTTCCATTGATTACTGGTTCAGGAACATATACTTCACAAAAACGTGACAAAATCGGCTTCATCAAATTATATTTATCTTCGGCAATAATAAAAAATCGCGTATTATGACTAAAAAGTTCAATACATCTTCGTAAGGCAGATTGAGCATCCATTGTCAATTTATCAGCATTTAGAAGCACAATGCTTTTAAAAATATTGCCGCCATCCGAATGAATATGTGTTTTTGCAAAAAATTTCAATTCATCTCTTATAAATTTAATACCTTTTCCATGTGAACAATTTACATGCATTACAAATGATTTAATTTTCTCGCGATTATTATCATAAATTTTATGAATAAATTCGTTTACAATTGTTCGTTTACCACTACCTGATGGTCCATGAAATAATAAATTAGGTATTTTTCGTAATTCATGGAAATATTTTAATTTTTCTTTTATATTTTCATGTATTGGTAATGACATAGAATAGACTATATTAAAATACAAAGTGTTTTTATATTTTAATATAACGTAATTAATTATATTTTAAACTGCACTGCTCAAAGAATGAACATAAGGGTTTGAGCGAAAGGCATTCAGAATATCTGGTTGAATTCTATCACATCCAGCACATTCATTATAATATTGTGAAGCTTTTAAAGCACCATAGGTTTTTACAGAAGGTGGTAAACTTGACAACTGAGAATATGCTGGATTGACTCTTCCATCCAAGCGGTCTTGGTCAGCTTTAATTGTACTCAAATGCATGGATTGATTGAAAAGTTGTGTGCCACCTTGGTTAGGTCTGTTGACAATTGTTTGCGCCTTGATGTCATTGTTTGTTTGCATATAAGCGGAACTATAGTCCATATTACCAAAACCAGTGGATGCTCCACCAGCAGCAGTATAATATTCGCAGCTAGTAGTATCACGTTGAGTCATATCAGGTGTAGAATAATTATTAACATATATGCCCTCTTTTTGGTTATTTACATTAAAAGTAGGAGCATATAAAGCGGTCTCTTTATTGGTAGTAGGTGCAGTATCTTGTGGGTTGTATACGTATCCTTTAGACACCGAAGTCGAGACATCTCCATAAATGCGCAAATTTTGTGTTGCCTCACTTTTGCGTGTAGGTCTGAATACATCCATAATAGGTGCAATAACGGCACCAATAGCGCCACTGAAACCGCTCCTTAGTGTATCAGGTTGCTTAATAGTAGACCTATTATTTTCATAGTTTGTATGACTCTTTAAAAAAATATCTCCTCCATTGGTTGGACCTTTACCTATAGCAGAAGATGGGTTCACTGGATTACATGGTAATTGTATGCGTCTACTAGACTCAAAGTTTTCTGGTGCATGTCCTGCCTTAATGTCCACAGAACCAGCAGGTCCCATATATTCTGAAGCAATATCATTGCGGCGAAGGACACCCATTTCCTGAATAGGTCTTAGGGTCTCACCCTTTTCGGCTCCAGTAGTAGTAAACCATCTGTCTTGTGTGTTAATAAAAAAAGTATCAGGACGTTGTTTTTCAACACGTCCAATCATTTGAGCAGTAGGTACTGACTTAATAAAAGAGTTAGCAGGGCCTTCATGATTAATAAGCTCATATTCCAATTTTGGGTTGGTATCGACTCTCAATTGGTCAATTGTCTTTGGTAGCCATTTGTCGCGTGCTTCCATACCAGAGTTGTAGCCATTGCTACCATTGATACCGAAACCTTTGTCTAAACCAGGACCTACCATAACACTATCGAATGGTTTTGTATTATTATTCTTCATACCGGGATTCACGCGTGACTGGTAAAAATCGCTTTGATTAGGCATACCATTTGCCCATTGCATATTGTCTTCAGGCTTGAACAAGGGTGCTTGTTCTATTTTCTTTATAGTTTGAGACCCTGAACCATTCATATTATCTAAAACGGATTCTGAAATATTGATATCATAAGCGTGACCTTTAACTTTACCACCATTAAATGGAACCATATTATTGTGTCTAAATTGTTCAGACTCTAAATAATTACCGGTCATAGAAAAAATCTGAGGAGGATTTTGTCCTACAGGAATATTATTTTGAATATTTTTCTGATATAAGTGTTGGTTGAAATACTTATCTGTTGCAACATTTGGATTTGAATATTCTTGTGTAGTGTCGACCAACTGATTAATATTGCTAACTGGAAAATTTTGTGGAGGAATATTTGTATTTGGTAAACCATTATCAGCTCTTACACCCAAATTACTCCTAATTCCCATATTTGTAAAATTTTCAGACTTTTTTTGCCTTATAGACTTTCTTATTTCTTTGTCGGTGCAACTTTCATTTGTTTGATTTGATACTACATACATACCAGCTAATGCTATTAATGGGATAGCGATTTCCATATTATAATATATATATAAAACATTTTAAATATATAAACATTTGAAATATTTTTGATTTTCTTCTCTCTAAATAAGATTTTATATTCTTTCACAAGAATTTGTTTGCTGGCAAGTAGTTGGTCCTCCTGCATAGCCACCTTTAATTAAATTAAAACTAGTTGGTAAATAATTTTTACTCTCATTTACAAGACAATCGCGTTTAGGTGTAAAATAATCTTTTTCTAATATTCGTGTGCTTAAATTATTTTGAAAAGGTAGGCAAGTATTTACTTGAGGATTCAAAGGTGGGTATTCCCAAGCTACTTGCTCTAAATCACGATACCACCATGCAGGATTAGTTGCTCGTGATTGTGATGTTGTTAAATCTCTACAGGTAGGATACTCTATAGGCTGGTTAGGGACGTTGAAATTGTTGTAATTATCTTTTCCTAAACAATCTCTATTGAGATGTCTATTAACACCTCTTAAATCACTTTCTAAATTAATCGTATTTGTTCTTAAATTGGCTCCCCATTTTTGTATAAGAATTTGTGGGTCTTCCATATAACAAATATCTGAACCTGGACCTGGAACATTTAAAATCCATCTGCCTGGGTCAGTTGATTGTTGCAATGATTTTTTTGTTCTTGCATCATCATATTTAAATCTAGTGCTTGCCATTTTATATTATATATATACTTTTATAAAAAAGTATATTCATAATAAGTTGTTAAAAAAAGTATATAAATAAGTTGTTAAAAAAAGTATATTCATAATAAGTTGTTAAAAAAAGTATATAAATAAGTTGTTAAAAAAAGTATATAAATAAATAATACAAATAGTATCATGGATCTTGTTTTAAATGACTCCCTAGAAACATCTACGTTGTGTTTAAATATGATTGTTAAAAATGAGAGTAAAATTCTTACTAGATTATTCGATTCAATAGTAAAAATAATTGATTGTTATTGTATTTGCGATACTGGTTCTACAGATAATACAATAGAATTAATAACCTCATATTTTGAACAAAAACAAATACCTGGTAAAGTGGTGTGTGAACCTTTTAAAAACTTTTGTCACAATAGAAATGTTGCGCTTCAATCTTGTATAGGAATGTCTGATTATGTTTTGCTTATGGATGCTGATATGGTTCTTGAAGCTAGTAATTTTGATAAAGGTATGCTTTGTAAAGCAACAAGTTTTACCATTTTACAAGGCAATGATTCTTTTTATTATCAAAATATGAGAATTGTTCAAAATAATGGCCTTTATAAGTATTCAGGAGTTACACATGAATATATCGATACACCTCCTAATAATAGTGTTGTCAATTTTGAAAAGCATCAAATATTTATTAGGGATTTAGGAGATGGAGGCTCTAAACAAGACAAATTTGAAAGAGATATTCGCTTACTAATTGATGGTATTAAAGAGGAACCAAATAATGTAAGGTATTATTTTTACTTGGCAAATAGTTATCATGATTGTGGAAGGTTTGGTGAGGCAATTAATGTTTATAAAAAACGAATTGAAATGGGTGGATGGAATGAAGAAGTTTGGTACAGCTATTATAGAATTGGTCTCTGTTATAAAAATATGGGTAAAATTGATGATGCGATTCGTTACTGGTTAGAAGGTTATGATTATTATCCAGATAGACTCGAAGGTTTGTATGAAATTATGAACCATTATAGACTCACATCTAAACACAAATTAGGTGATATGATTTATCAACAAGCTAGAAAAATTCTTGATAAAAATCATAGGAGGGATGGGTATTTATTTTTGCATGACGATGTATATACTAGCAAATTATATTATGAATATACCATTATTGCCGCTTATCTTGGTATAAATAATATTAATTATGAAATTATTAAAGTATTAAATGACTCTAGAGATGACGGCGAAGTAAACAATATGTTGTCCAATATGAAATTTTATAAAGATATATTGGTTCAAATGAATAAAATTGTAATAGATGACAATATAGTTTCTACTATTAATAATGAGCCTACAAAATTATTATCATCATCGAGCTGTTTAATTCCTAAAACATCCGGAGACGGATATCATATGAATATTCGTTATGTTAATTATTATATTGATGGTGGCGGTGGCTATTTAAATTGTGACAGATATATTATAAGTGTCAATAAATATATTGAATATGACAATTCGATGAATGTAGTTTCTGAAAAATGGATGGAATTAAAATTTGAGGATAGAAGATATATAGGGATCGAAGATGTAAAGATTTTCAATGATATAAAAACCGACAAAATATTATTTATTGGTACTGGGTATCATGCATGCGATAAAATAGGAATTGTTACTGGAGAATATGATATAACATCTGGGAAAATGAATACTAGTGAAATCAATCCTAATTTCAATAATTCATCATGTGAGAAGAATTGGGTGTATATAGATTATAAAGACGAAACCTATGTGGTTTATGATTGGTATCCTTTGCGAATATGTAAAATTAATCACGATGTAAATGATTTGTCTGTTGTAGAAACTAAACAAATGCCACACATATTCTCTAGAATTAGGGGATCCTCATGTGGATATAAATATTCAAAAAAAGTAGATGTAAATAATAATGGGAATATTTCTATAGATATTATGGAAGATGAATTCTGGTTTATAACTCATATTGTTTCTTATGAAAGCCCTCGTCATTATTATCATGTAATAGTCGTATTTGATGCCAGTATGAATTTATTACGATATTCTGCGCCGTTTAAATTTGAAGGTGATTCAATTGAATATAGCTTGAGTATTATAGTAGAAGACGAACGTGTTTTAATTAATTATAGTACATGGGATAGAACTACTCGTATTGGAGTTTACGATAAAAATTATATAGAATCCACCTTTGAAAAGGTGGAGCCAAACCTTTGATATTATTTTGCTCTACTTTTTATATTTTGGTTATACCTTTAAGAAAGGTATAGTGGAGCCAAACCTTTGCCATTTTGCTCTACTTTTTTTACACCTTTTCTCATTAAAAACTCCCAATATAAACATATTTATAACGACTTAAATATTTTTATATTGGGAGTTTTAAATGAGAAAAGGTGTAAAAGTATAAATTGTAGAAAAATATAAAAAATATAACAAATATATTATATTTTTTAAATTAATAATTATCAATCATTGAATTATTGTGGTCACATTCATACTTCATAAATAAATCTTTATTTTGTTGGTAAATTAAATACCATATATTTACTTCCCACATGATTGTTTGTTTTGTATTGATTATTTCTAAACAAATCAATTTCATTGCTTTAGCAAATTCTAGTAAATATGTTTTGCTACCTCCAAACACACCACCACCAAAATACCAAGAGATATCTCTATAAATATTTATATCATAATCTATATCAAGATTCCAAATAGAAGCAATTCTAACTACATCATAGTTGCAGTCATTCAATCTCTCAATCTTTTGAATAAATTCTTCATTACTACAATTTAAAATATGTTTTATTCCAAAATCTACCCAAATAAATTGATTTATATCATCGTCAGACATTTCAATAGCTAATTTAATCCACTCCGTTTTATGACATTGTGTAAACATAAATTGTATTGTGTCCTTTTCTAGGTTACCACTATTGGGTTGAAAATTTTCTAGTGTATTTATATATTCATATAAATAATTAGACTCTTTAACAAATGGAACAATCTTTGTATTATGATTTTCATAACATTTATAATTATCTATTATCTTTTCATCTATAAAAATTATTTTGTTAATATTTGCTTGTAACAGAGGAATACAATATTCTGTATATTTTTTATAATTATCGTTTGTATTTAAACACTCGTGTGTAGTTATATTTGACATAAAAGCAGAAACTAATGTTACATTGTTCATTATATTATATTATTTATTAATTATTTTTAAATGTATTATTTTTAAATGTATTATTTTAAATGTATTATTTTAAATGTATTATTTTAAATGTATTATTTTTAAATGTATTATTTTAAATGTATTATTTTACAATGTCATTGTAAAAGTTGATAATATATCTGCATAATTAGTTTCAATAATAAAAGCCTTACTATCATTTATACCGATTGAAATAAAAAATCTATCATTGTATTTGGTTAATGAACAAGGAAATTCAATATAAGAATTTTTAAAAAATATAAACTCTTGAGATAAAAGTATGTCTTTTGTTTCAATGTTAAATAACAACCAACATTGATATGTTATTTCTTTATTTATATGAATTAAAAATAGCCTTTCATTATTATTTAATACTATTCCATTTGTTGATCCATGATAACCTTTTAGATTTTCCTTATTTAGATCAGATAGTTCTATTTCTTCAAAAATATCAGTTTCAATTGATTTTATTAAAAAAGGTTGTAAACTATATATAACTTTGTATGTTGTGTTATCGAAATAAGGCATCCAGTTTTTTTCAATATAATCTGGCTTACATGAAGTAAAATTAACAATTGTATTGTTATTTATTTCTGCTTTAAAAATGCATGGATTGCCTGATGTATTTAATTCTGGCACAATTACTAAAATATTTTTGTCATCTATAAATCTAATATCTTCTAATCCCTTCCATAATGTTGAATAAATAGGTAAACTATACTCATAATTTAATATATTGTATTCGAAAGATTCTATATCTAATTTATTTGTTTTATTCAGATTGCCAGTTATAATGTAAAAAATTGAATTGGATACTTCACCATATAATGTAAATATAAGTTCTTTATATTTTTTATAATTAACACATCTAACAAGAATCGTTACTTTTCCAGTTTCATCAATATTAATGGAAGGGTTCATTTCAACATAACTATTTATATTGTTGTATTTGTCATCAAAGCAAATCTGTGGAACCATAATTGGAATGATATCTTTTTTGGGAAATATTATCATATTATACATCATATAATAATATTTAAATTATATTTTCTATTTTATTTAATAATAAGCTACGATATTACAATATTTGAGAGAACCATCATATATTATATTTAGTGTTGCATATTTAAGATTAATGCCTCCACCTATTAATTGAATATTTGCATTTAAATTACTGCGAACACCTGTTATCGATGATGCAATAATACACGGATTTAATATTGTTCCAGCAGTCCCATCCACAAATACAATTGCTTGATATCCTGCTGGCAATGATGTAAAAGTGATAGCATTTATTGCATCACCTGCACTAGGTAATGTTAAACTATAATATGCCACAGGAACACTTTGTGAAGGTATGGTTAAAGTTGATGAGACATAAGTTGCCGCATTAATGGCAGTATTAATACTAGCAGCACCAGTAGGACCTGTATCACCAGTAAGACCACTAGTAGTTCCAGGAGCACCAGTAGGACCTTTACACCCCCGCCCAGTGGGTCCAGTATCGCCAAGATAGCCAGTATCACCCTTAGGGCCTATTGCTGCAGGACCAGCAGGACCAATAGGACCTATAGCTCCTTGTCCATTCAATTTGCAGCAACGTTGAGCACCTAAATATTGATTATAGTTTCCATAATTTCTTGACATTATATATAATAATATATATAATATATTTTATATTGTAATAAAATTATTTTTATAGAAAGAAACACATTCAATTAGATTTAAATTTTTTATATTATAAATTTTTAACATAGCCGATGGTTCATCTTGATTCAATACTATATTTTTTTTATAATTAATAATTATTTTTTCATCAAATATAGTTAAAATAGAAGCACTTGAATTTTCACAAGTATGTATATCACATAATTCTATTAATATAAAAGCGATTTGATTATTTTTTAAGTTACTTTGTATATTTCTTAATTCATTTCCATTATTAAAATTTAGATAATAATATGTAATTGGATGTATTTGTTCTGGTATGATTATTTTATTATCCAATAAATTAAGAGATATTAATATTTCTGAAACATTACTAGGTCCTGTTGCTCCTGTTGGTCCCAATTCCCCAGGTTCACCAGGTGCTCCATCTACACCATCTAAATTTACATGATAATACGAGGGTTCTTCATTATCAAAAACTCCGTGTATATTAACAATATCTTTAATAATAATTTGTCCGCTTATTTTGCTATAATATTGTATGGTTCCTTCAAACGTATTTAATTCTTCATCTAATGTTTTTGCTACTTCTGCTACAATCACTGAATTTCCGCTAATATAAGCTAAACCTGTTTCTACATTAAAACCCAATGTAGAATTTGGTTCTGGACGTAATATTATTGGGTTTTGTGTTTTACATGCAAAACGATCACCTGCTAAACCTTGCGGACCAGTAGGTCCAGCAATTCCTTCCGTACCCTGAATACCTATATCACCTTTGTCTCCTTGAATACCTTGGTCTCCTTGAATACCTTGAATACCTTGGTCTCCTTGAATACCTTGAATACCTTGGTCTCCTTGTTCGCCTTGTTCGCCTTTAATTCCTTGTTCGCCTTTTTCGCCTTTAATTCCTTGTTCGCCTTGTTCGCCTTTAATTCCTTGTTCGCCTTTAATTCCTTCAATACCTTCAATACCTTCAATACCTTGGTCTCCTTGTTCGCCTTTAATTCCTTCAATACCTTGAATACCTTCAATACCTTGAATACCTTGAATTCCTTCAATACCTTGAATTCCTTCAATACCTTGAATTCCTTCAATACCTTGAATACCTTGGTCTCCTTGAATACCTTTAATTCCTTGGTCTCCTTTAATTCCTTCAATACCTTGTTCGCCTTGAATTCCTTGTTCGCCTTTAATTCCTTGTTCGCCTTGAATACCTTGTTCGCCTTGAATACCTTGTTCGCCTTTAATTCCTTGTTCGCCTTGAATACCTTGAATACCTTGAATACCTTTAATTCCTTCAATACCTTGAATACCTTGAATACCTTGAATACCTTGGTCGCCTTGAATACCTTGGTCGCCTTGAATACCTTGGTCGCCTTGAATTCCTTTAATTCCTTGGTCGCCTTGAATTCCTTTATCTCCAGACAATCCTTTTAAACTTTTATCTCCTTGTAAACCATGTTCACTTTTTAAATTATTAGTATCTGTTATAATATCAAATAGTAGATTTTTGTCTTCCATATTATTTTTAAATGGAATATTTACAACAGATTGTATATATTTTTTTTTTTTCAAACAAAATAAATAATCATTTCTATACATTATAATAAAAATAAATATTATATTATAATTTGTAATACAAAATATAATTATAATGAATTATATTGTCTAAAATAATTAAATGATTATGTAATTTTAAGTAGTTTCATTTATATAATATTATATTATGTAAATATTGCGTTGCTTATTTTATTACCATTTATTGTAACAAATTATGACGATGGAAGCTGAGCGAGACACAATTTTATGGATCCAAGACTGGCTACATCATACTTCACTACAAGCGGTAAATCATTTTCCAAGTATACTTCAATTTGTTGGCAAAGATTTGTGCATTTAATGAAATATCCTAAATTCTTCAAAGAGAATTCACCCTGAATCACCTTGGAAGAATCTTGCTTCAAAATGAAACCCATACTTCCATCAGACTCGGCACGATGAATTTCGGCAGAGGCAAACTGACCTGAGCATTTAAAGATTAGCTCATTACCGACAGACTTGATTTCTAATTTATCAGAAATGCAAGACAAATCACGAATAATCTTCTGGAAATCAGCTGAAGGAAGATTGATAATAGAAGAAAACTTGACATCAGGATATTGCAACTCTTCTGGCTCAGGCTCAATCAGTCGCAACTTTTGGGTCTTACATTGTTTAATCTCTCCGTTTTCAAATTTCAAAGCCAAATGGGAAACGATTCCATCAACATAATCAGAGTTTTCAATGTAAATAGTGAGTGTATCGTCATTATCAATAGAGTTAATCAACTTGAACAAATGAAACATATTAACTCCAATAATAATCTTCTCCTTTTTGCATTCATAAAATTCAAAATTTTGGGCAGCCAAATGCAAATGTGCTAAAATAGTATGCGACTTGTCCATATTAATAATACGAATACCATCCGGTTCAAATGTAATATTTGTCTCTAAAAGAATATCTTTCAGGGCCGTCATCAAAGTTCTGAATGGTGCAATTTGCACAGTCTTAATTGTTAAGACATTTCCGTCGGTAGGTGTGGATACTTGGTTTTTATTTGAAAATGAGGACATTTATACTAGTTTTTATTTTACAATCTTTAAATACTTATGAAGACAAATAATTAAGAATTAAACGCACATAATTGAATATATATTTATTTATTTGTATTATATATTCACTTTTGGTATACGTCTTGTTCCGGAGCCATGTTTTTTTCTAGCAATTTTTGCTAAACGTAATGCCTTTGAGCCTGGTTTGCAACCTTCTTCTAAAATATTATAATCCACTGCAGCCGCTTTACCGGCAGTAATAGAACTTGCTAAACGTGCTAGACCCCAAGATTGTGCCGTCTGGTTGGGTCTTGAGCCTGAAGAAAAATATGCCCCTTCACCTTTGTTAATGATTTTGGCCAACGCTTCTTTGGAACACCCTGTTGCCTTTGCCAACTCTGATGTTGGTCCGATTTTTTCAACATGATACATTTTTTGTGCACGAATAATATGGGGAGATTTTGTCGAAGTAAATGACGAAACTTTACGTCTTGTATAGTAGCTTCCCTTTTTATAAAGTCTCCTAGATTTAATCAATTCTCTCTTTTGTCGTTGTTTGTCTTTCTTTTTTAAACTCTTTGGTATATATCTCAAATTTAGTTTCATTATATAAATGTAAATATTAAAACAATATTTATATTTAAAGACATTAATATACAATTTAAAAGATGACCGATATAGAGTCTGAATGCATAAATACCATAACAAGCCTATTAGAAAAATATAAAGACAGCGAATATATGTTGCAGAGAATTAGAAATCATGTAATTACTTGTCTACCAAACACACTCGATAATGAGTTTAAAACACACGAGGAGCGAGTGAATCGTACCACTTATTTAACAAATGAACAAGAGGTTTTTATTCAAGTTTTTCTTAGTAAAAATAAATACTTTTATTTGTCAAATAACAACTTGTTTTATGAATATGATGGGCAAAAATATTTAATTATTAAAGAGGATGAAATTATTCACAAACTCCTCTCTTCTATTTCAAAGGAAAGAGTTTTATTAGATTGGAAACATAAAACAAAGGCAACTATAATTAAACAGATTAAAGAGAGAAGTTTGTTTAGTTCTATTCCTGAAACAGATACTATACAAAATGTTCTGAACGTTTTATATCCAGCATTTTTTTCATCTAAGAATACAGCCAAATATTTCCTTACTATTATTGGTGACAATATTTTTAAAAAAAATCAGAATCTTATTTTTCTAGCGACACCGCAAATGAAACAATTCTTAAATGAAATTGATATTGTTGCTTTATCTTCAATTGGTAATAATAATACAGCTCATAATTTTATGACAAAATATCATGAAAATCATTCTTATGAAAATTGCCGACTTGTTAAAATTAATGATATTTTTTCAAATGAGGTTTGGAGAGAATTACTTAAAAAAATTGGTCTAGACTTGCTTTGTGTAGCAGCACATTATTCGAAACGTTATGAAAATTCAGATACATTTATTGAAAATAAATCAGATGAAGAATTAAAGAGTTATACATATTATTTAAAAAACACTACACAGAATGTGATTGTTGAGGATTTTTGTAAAAAATATATGATTTCTACAAGTGATTGTCAAATGGAATGGAAAAATTTGCATTTTGTTTGGAAGCAATTTCTCTCGACAAGTCATTTACCAAATGTGATTTATTCCAACTCTTTAAAACAATTGCTGAAAGAAAAGTATATATATGATGAATCAGTGGATTCATTTGTAGGAATTACCAGCAAATATTTACCTGTCTATAGAGATTTCATAAAATTCTGGGAAAATACTATTGAACTAGATGCACCTTCTTCTGTAAATATATCCTTGTTTGACAACGAAATAGAAGTCGATGAAATGTCTTCACTATTCAAAAGTTGGGTAAAGAGTGACCCTTTAATGACAAATGGTACCATTAGCGAGGAAAATATTGTAAAGATTTTGAAGCACTTTTTTCCGAATATCGAAATTATGGAGGATAAATATATCCTAAATGTTAGCAGCAAAATGTGGAACAAAATGAGTGATATCGAGTCTTCCTTTACTTATATGAGAGAACAAATTAAAAATGAATATAAATTGGCACTTATATCATTTGATGATGCTTATAATTATTATTATAAATTTTGCTACGGAAATGGAATGAAAAATGTTGTTAGTAAGCGATATTTTGAAAAATACTTGTATTATAAATTGGCTCATCATATTGTGTATGAGAAATTCATTGAGACAAAATGTTTTGATACTATTTAATTAAATAATTTTATTATAAATAATATTGATAACAATAGTATTTGTATTTGATTATATATTTTGATTATTTAATTACCCATACCAGCTCTTGATTGAACATCTAGAGAGTTTTCACTTCCAGAGAGACCAGTTACTTCATCAGGAGAAAATGGTGGTCCATATGGTGCACCTCCACGCATTTTTCGTGACTTCTTTCCATCACCCTTCTTGAAGAGCTTGAATACACCTTTCTTGGGAACAAAACCTGCCTTGGCAAGGCGGTTATTTTTCTTGGCTTTCATGGAAGCCTTTTTAGACACGATACGTCCATGTTTATTATATTTTAATTGTTTTTTTGTGAGACCACCCTTGGTATGGTTAGCAGTACCATTCATAACTTGAGCACGAGAACCGACAGCAGGCATTATATATTGACAAGAGAAAATATATTTGTCTAAATAGATAAAGAATACGCATTTAATTAAATCTGTTGACTGGCGCTGAACCACTTCCTCCAGGCATTCCCTCACTTCTTCCTAAATAATTTAAATTTAGAGGTTGTCCTAAATAAAAATTACCGAAATGTGTTCTTCCTCCTTTTGTAAAGTTTACAATTTTTGAAACTCTAACATTATTGGATACTCTTGTTGAAGGGGAATCTGATGCCGATATGCGTTTGTCATATTTATCAGGTATGCATGATATGCATGATATTGGTTCTGAATTTTGAAATCGAGCATTATACAATGCTATATAATTAATTAATCTTGTAGTTCCTGATTTTTTCCCTGGTGTAAAATATTTTTGAGGCATAATAATATAAAATACTATTATATTTAATATTATTACTACTATTATATTTAATATTATTATTAGATTGGTACTCTCATTAATGCAGGATTATGATCTACTAACAACGGCTCACCTAATGATTGTAGCCATAATTGTGTAGATAATACATCTGAATATGTTATATAATCTTTCTTACCTGTTTTTGTTGTATCAAATACACTTTTAATTTTATCATATATAGGTTTACTTACAATCATCATATCAATAGCATGATATGTTCCATTAAAATAAAATGAATATCTTTCATTTTCAGGAATATCATTTATTAAATTTTTCATAAATCTATTTTCAGTATTATCATCAAAAACCTTAACTGAATCACTAAATTCGTAATCATTAAAATCGCCAGATAATACTATATTATCTGTTTCTACATTCAAATTTGTACTTATCCAATTTTTAATATATGTAGTTTGTTTTATTCGTACAGGTAATGTAGTTTGAACTGGTGGCTGAATAGCTCCCCATGGAGAATTATCGCCGCTCTTAGATTTATTATGCACATTTATTAAATGGTAAAGTGTTCCTGTTGTTTTATGCTTAAATACTACATACAATGGTTTACGAGAATTTGCAAAAGCATCTGTTTCTTCTTTTAAACCAATTCTTATAGATGATTGAATTTCAAAAGTTAAAGTATCATATATCATAGCAACTCTTATATTTCCACCTGGTGCACCTCCATCTTGATTATTTTCAGGAGCTATATACACATAAGAATAGTTTCTTGTATAATATGCATTATATTTTGGATTATTTACTAAACTTGTAAAATAACTTAAGTTTATATCACTAGAAACAACCCCATCATTTACCACGCCATTATCATCTTGAATTTCTTGCATTAATAGAATATGTGGAGCTTTAACATTTATTCTGATATAATCTGCAACTCTAGATTCATTCACCTTAATTGTTAAATTAAATTGATTCGTTGTTCCTATCATAAAATGATTAATTGATGGATCTATTGTATTTAAAGCCTCTTTTACTCTATATGCTGGCGAAATATATGTACCTTTTAATAATAATAAATCACTTGATATTTCACCATTTGTAATTGTTCCTATGTCATTAATTGTTCGCGGTAAAATATTAAATATACCATAATTATAACTAACAATTCCAGTTATACTGGTTATTTTATCACCAGGATATACACCATAAAATATAGGATTTTGATACATTATAACATCGCTTATAATCATTACATCAGGGTTATGATCTTTATCTAACAATACGCCTCCATATTTTGTATTCACTCTATTTGGATTAGGCATATCTATAGTAATTGCAAAAGATCCAAAATCTTTCTTTTGTCCAATTACGTTTGGTTTATCAATTCTTACCAACATACCTTCATAATTTTCCCAGTAATCTAAAGCAGATGTTGATGGATTAAAATTATTAATATTATTGTCATCTATTACTAAACTAGGATAATTATTGTAATCCTGTCCGATATTAATTGGTTCAGGTAATGTATTATTTGAAGAAATAATATCTAATTTTGTAATAGTTGTTAATTCTGTTATTGTCAATTGATTTGTATAACCATATTCTAGTAAGGTTCCTGTTATTTCAATTAAGTCACCTAATTTAACGTTTGTTAAATATGAACTAGAAACTCCTGTATAGATAAACAAACCACAAGAACCATTTGTATTTATTGTACCATCTTGTATATAAAACCCATTATTACCTTTTGCAGTAACAATACCCGTTGTTTTCAAGCTTGCATTGTTAAATGTACTTATATGTCTTAAACTATTTATATTATTAATAGTAGCAGTCTGAATTATAACTGGCGTGCTTATTCCCAAATTCCATGAAATATTATTATAATATGATGACAAACCTACATTACTTGCGTCTGTTTGATATACAGATGTAATTGTATTTTGCGGATATACAATCCATTCACTATCTACCGCATTAGTACCTGACGCGGTTTCCCAACTAGGATTCCCCTTTACTATAGTAGGTTTTCTAATAATTGTTTTGTCTTGTGTTGCGTTAAAAACACCAGCTACATTCCATGGACTATTACCAGGAGACACTTTTGTAAATGTTCCAATAGTGTCTAATATTTTATAATTTGTTTTATTTGTTTTATCTAGTGAACTATTAAATTTAACTAGCTTTATTCCATCGTCACCATTATAACCAGTAGGATATGCAGTGCTAGAAGCTGGTATAAAATCTGCTAGATTTGGATTAATAATAGTAGTTGCAGGGTTAACAATCAAGTATTTTGAATTTGATTTAATTATAGCATTAGTTGGGAATAAAAACCATGCTTCAGGAACATCAATTAAAGCAATTGTATTTGCTCCATTAATAACATAAGGTATACCATATAAATCTAGATTAATATCAGCACCAGTTGGATTATATATTTCAACAGCTTTGTTATTAGATGATCCTTCCATATATTTGGAGAAAAATAATGTTTTTTGAATAATACCAAAGCTATTTAAAGTTTCTTCATCAAAATATACAATTAATTGATCAAATGTAAAATAATCTTTTAATATAGTCAATGAATACACAATATTTAATTCTGGTATTGTATAATGATTAATCATATCAGTTACACTATAATAATTAAATAGCTCACTTATTGTAAAATATATTTTTAATTCTGGTAATGTAAAATAGTCAACTAAATAAGTTGGAGTAAAATAGTCACTTAATTCTGCAACACTAAATACGTCTTTTAATTCTGAAAGAGTAAATTGTTCTTTTAATTCTTCAATAGTAAACTGGTCTTTAAATTCTGCAATAGTGTATTGTGCTTTTAATTCTGCAAAAGTATATTCATCTTTTAATTGTGCAAGACTAAATAAATTTTTTAGATATTTTAAAGTGTAAATTTCCACCAACTCTTTTATTGTTTTATTTGTTGTCAAAGGTGTATTCAGCATAGAAATTACAATATTTCCAATAGGTTTATATTTATTAATTCCGAGTCTAGTTGCTAAATATACAACATTGTTTTCTACAGATGTAGAATATTTTTCTTGGTAAAAAAAACCATCTTGAGAAATAGCTGCACCAATATTATATGTACGTGTATTATGATTTTCATTAATTGTTTTTGCTATATAATTTTGATAAGTATTTGTTTTTATTGTATCTATTAATACTGAACCATCAGCATCCACTATTAAAACTCTTAACCCGGGAATAGTTATATTGCTATCAACATTAATAACATCTCGAGGATTTGAGCTATTCATCCAAGTTGTAATACTCAATTTCATTATATTATAATTTGTTTCATTTGGTGTTTCAATAAAAATTTTAGTGAATATATCACATTTATCCTTAGATAATGATTCATACAAATTGCTAAGTATGTTGCGCGAACTATAAACACTCATTATATTATATAAAAATAATAAAATAATAAAAAAAAATAATAAAATAATAAAAAAATATAAAATAAT